GCAACGAATGGTTATAGGGCATGGTGAAGATGTTGATAAAGCCTCAGAAAAAGATATGTACATTCGTTTTAAGTGGGGAACTACTGTTGAAGGAATGTCAGCAGATAATGCGGATTCATTGGTGGGAGAAGGTCTTGACCTACTCGTAATTGATGAGGTAGCCAAAATGAATAAAAAGATTTGGGATATGTATTTATCTCCTACTGTTGCTGGTAGAAAAGGTAAGGTTATTTTTATTACCACCCCAGAAGGTAGGAATTGGATATATGACTTATACAAACTAGGCAAAGTAGATAGCGAATGGAATAGTTACTCCTCTCCATCTTGGAGAAACCAACACGAATTTCCACTTGGCATAGAAGACCCTGCCATTGTTGAACGTAAGAGAAATATGTCTAGAGAACTTTTTGGTCAAGAGTTTGGTGCGGAATTTTCTGTATTTGAAGGTAAGGTTTGGGATTTTAGTAGAGAGCTAGATGTTGGTAACTACCCATACGACCCAAATCTACCTACATACTGCACAATAGATTTTGGATATAGGATGCCAGCAGTTCTATTTATACAAACTAAGTTTGATGGCAGAGATGAGCATATTAGGGTATTTGATTCAATTCTACATAAAGAAAATATAAAAACAGAAGACTTAATTAAGATGATTAAAGTAAAGGGGTATCCTATTCTTTCTTATTATGGTGACCCTGCTGGTGCAAATGTTCAAGGACAGACAGGTGCTGGAGATATGGAAATATTTAGAAGGAGCGGAATAAGAGTATTATATACTAGAGATAGGATGAGTCGCAATATTGTTAATAGCGTATCTCATACTAGAGGATTTTTTGAGAGTGCAGATGGTACAAGAAGAGTTCATGTACATAAAAATTGTAAAGAGGTCATAGAAGATTTTGAGGAATATAGATACCCAGAGTCTACTGATGGCAAACCAATAAGAGAAGAACCAATCAAAGATGGATACCATGACCACGGAAACGATGCGTTTAGGTATTTTATCATAAATAGATTTCCAATTAAAAATAAGGAAATGAAAAGGATACAAAGATGATAGAAAAAATGTTAAAAGATAAATTATCAGAGATTAAACTGCTTATGTCTCATGGGAGAAGAAATGAGATAAGAAAGCATTTAGATTATTATTCTGGTACATCAACTGAAGACTATATTACTAATTACTTTAATGCGGATGCTTTTTCTGAAATTCCACCTACAGTTAGTAATTTTACTAGAAAATTTATAAATAAAATTAGTAGGATATATACATTAGGTGCAAAGAGGAATGTTGATAGTGAAAAGTATTTTGAATTAACACCAACAAAAGATGTTAGAATGAAACATTCTGAAAGAATGACTAGGTTAATTGGCACTATTGCAAATAGAATATATTGGGTTAATGATACATTTGATTACAGACCTATTTACTATTTTGAAGCATACTTTGATGATAATCCTTTTAAACCTAGTTCTATTATATATCCTTTATTAAATAATTCATCTGACTTATCTGATACAGAGAAATTACAATGGGAGTACTGGGATTCTGAAATATATGCTATTATGGATGAAGAAGGCAACATTATAATGGAAGAAGAGAATCCATATGGCATTTTACCTTTTGTTTTTACACATAGAGAAGACCAAATAGACTCTTTCTTTGTTGAAGGGGCATCTGATATTATAAATTGCAATGAGCAAGTTAATATCGCACTTACAGAAATGAACCTTGGTATGAGGTTTAATATGTTTGGTCAACCTTGGGTAACTGGACTTAATTCAGACCAAAGTTTACTTAGGACTGGTTCTGATACTATTTTAGATATGGGAGAAGATGGTGTTTACAATATAACAAGCCCTAATGGAAATATAATGGATGCCATTCAAAATATTAAATTTCAAATGGAACTTGTGGCATTAAATAATCACTTATTTATCCAATTTGCAGAATCAGGTGGAGAAGTTCCTAGTGGTATTTCACTTATGATTAAAGATTTGGATAGGAAAGAAGATTATTTTGATGATATTGCCCTTTGGAGAATGTATGAAAAAGAATGGTATGATGTAGAGCGTGTAATTGCTCAATATAATGGAATATCATTGCCAGAAGAGTTTGGCATAGATTTTCAAGAAGTTGAGTATCCAAAAACAATACAAGACCAAATAATGAAAGACCAGTTCGACCTGCAAAATAATCTAACTACTCATGCAAAAATAATGATTAGAGATAATAAAGACCTATCATTACAGCAAGCACAAACAGTTATTGATGATAATAAATTAGTCAATGGAATACAGGAGACTCCAGATGAAACTCAGGATAGAAGTTAACTATAGCTTTGGAAAACTAGGCAGAGCAATGCCTAAAATTATAAAGGAGTATTTAAATGAATACGCTCAAGGAACAGAGACAGGCTCTAAACAGAACATTGATAAAGGCTTATCTCCGATTTTGGAAAGCACGAAAGCATGGAGAAGAAGTCAAAAACACCCCGAAGAACCACCACTAAAAGCTAGTGGTAAAATGTATAATAGTATAAAAGCTAATAAAAATACAATGGATATTCTTAAATATGGTGTTTGGCACAATGATGGAGAAGTACCAACTACTCAAGCTAGACCATTCATATCAACTGATGATAGAACTCGCAATAAAATCAACGCAGATTTTAGAAAAAAAACAAAACAAGCACTTTCTGTAAAAAGAAAATTTGTATTACAAACATAATCGTTACTAGTTTATACTAACAAATATAAGGAAAGTTAGTATGGGACAGATAGAAGACCTTTTAGATTATCTTATGACACTTGAAGGGTTAGTAAGGGATTTAGATAGACGATTAACAGATTTATCAGAAATAGAGTTAGCCAACAATCAATTATTGGCATCACTCATTCATGCATCAAACAAAATGGTAGAAGACATAAAGATTCCAACTAATGAGGAATTAATGGAAGAACTAGCTACGATGTCTGCCGAAAGAGAAAACTGGGAAAAAAATTAATGAAAGGTTATAATATAGCCCTTTGGTATTGTAAATCATGCTCATGGTCTTGGAAAACACTAAGTTCTGAGTTTGAAAAGGAAGACCAATGCCCAGAATGTGGTTCTCACCACACTCAGAGAGTCATTAAGCAAAAAGACTTGCTGTAAACTCTTATTTTTAGTAAATTTAGGTATGTTGTTGCTCAATGTGAGGACAATTAAATTAACTAGCATATAGGAGTTATTATGAAAATAGCAAAAGTACCCCTTCATTTCAACCGAGATGAGTTTTTAACACCCTTTGATAGAATGTTTGATAACATTGTTTCCAATCAATTCCCAGAATTTGAAAAAAACTTTGGCATATCATTTGAAAAAGGTTCATTCCCCAAAGTAGATGTAGCAGATTACGATGATTGTGTTGTAATTATTGCCGAAATACCATCATTAAAGAAAGATGCACTCAAAATAGAAATAGAAGAGGGCATTTTAAGTATAAGTGGTGATAAACACCAGTTAGATGATGAAAATGTTCGTTACATTCGTAAAGAACTAAAACATTCATCATTTAGAAGGTCGTTTCAGCTTGGTGATTTACTTGATACAGAGAATATATCTGCAAATTTTGAAGATGGTGTTCTCAGGATTGAGATTCCCAAGAAAGAACCTACTATTCCTAAGAAACAAGAAGTAACTATAAAGTAAATGATTGGGGGCTAACTGCCCCCTTTCTATAGAAATTGTTTTTCCTTTTCAATAACCAGTTTTTGCCACTCTTTTTTCTGAGATGGAGTCTTGCGACCTCTAGGCAAAATAGGAACACCTACAGCCATAGCTCTTTCTCTCCATTCTTTAGCAGTTTTTCTCTTATCTTGTTTTGATTGATGTTGTACTTTTATAGAATCTATAACTGGTTGTGGTTTTCTGGGCAAGATTTGTATCTCTGGCTCAATATCCACATACTCAGCCTCATCAGGGTCTATTTCTACATTGCTAGCGACTTCAGTACTAAGGAATTTTTCAAATGGACTTTGGTGATTGGCTACTTCCACACGCTTAATTAGCTTTCCAGAGTGTTCCAATACCAATCTCCCAGCCTGAACATTCCCTGCCTCCGCCTCACGCACCATACTATTCAATACAGATGGCAATCTCGACCCAAATGAAATCATATACTTCTGGTAGAAGACCTCAACAAACTCTGGGTCTTTTAACCACTTGTGAATTGTGACAGACGAAACGCCTGATTCCTCTGCAACATCCTTAATACGAGCAGTAGGCTCATTCACTAATAACTCTATAGCCCTAACCTTAGAAGGCTTCCAATGGGTAGGCAAATTAACACTCATATAGTCTCCAAACTTTCTAGTTAATCTTACACACTTTACAGAGACTATCAAAGACTTTCTTTTCAAATTCTTTTCGGAACATTCATTTGGCAGTTTAGTGAGTAATGGGGGTTAACAAATCGCTCATAACGCTCATACGCCCTATGGGGGTGATAATGAGACTCAGTCTCAATAAGGCTCGGTGGCTGGAATCTACGAAGACTATTTAAAAGAGTCAAGTAATTAAAAAATAAATAACTTTTTTGCTTGACTTAATAAGGGTAGTGGGCGTTTACAAATAAAGTTCTAATATTAATTAATAAAGTCTCTTAATGAGATTGAGACTCAACAAGCTACGTTGTTAAATACTATACTCTTTTAACGCTTGTAATGATGCCTATATAGTTAGATAAGTAGTAAGTGTTATGTATGTATGCCTATTAGATAGATATGAGGATTTAGGCGGTTTCTCTTCGATAAACATAGACTAAATAAATCTCTTATTGAGACTGGACACAAATAATTTAAAATAAATTAAAATAACTATTGACATTGTCAAATATTTAATGCTTTTTACAATACCTTTATGTAATTAAAACCTATTTAAAATAAAAAATATTAAATAATTGTTGCACCTTAAATTTAAAATAGGTAGTATTGACCATGACAACAAACAAACAGAGCGAAAAAAGACAGGACTCAATAATGGTTATTGAGGAGAAAACGCTTAAAACGCTCAAAAAAAGGAAAATAAACAAATGAACACACCAAATTATTCAATAAATAAAAGTATTAAGAGTATAACTAAATATAAAAGCATACCTCAATATGAATTACAAAAAGATTCATTATTAGAAATTAAATTGCCAAATGGAATGGATTTAATTATCTATTCTAATGAAGAGGGCGACAATTGCTCTATTGAGGTAAACAATCATGTAAGGAAAGGCAATTTCTTTAAAACTACTAAGGAGGAAAATACTGAACATTTTGAGGATTTTAAAGTCAATACTCAAAGACTAGTGAGTACTAATTATAGTTATGGAATGACTGAAAATATAAAAAATGATTCTAGAGTAGTTGTTCAATTTAAAGAATTTACTAACAAATAAAACTAATTTAGCCCCTCTTAATTGAGGGGCTTTAAAAAAGGAATAAATAAAAATGAGTAAATATTTTGAAGGTCGATTTTTTAGGGAACATATAATCTGTAAAAGTGGTTTGAAACTTAGCATACAAGCAAGTGAAACACACTATTCAATACCAAAAGAAAATAATGCTTTTTCTTATTCACATTGTGAAATTGCGGTAATTAATAAAAAAAGAATAAAAGCCTTTAACAAATGCCAAGGCTTTAAACCTTATTATTGCGAAGGTATAGAGGGCTATGTTTACGAACGTATTCAAGCAAGTACAATATTAAAAGTAATTATTAAAAATGGCGGTATCTTAGAAGGGGAACTACCGCCTTTAAAATTTGAAAGGGGTTAAAATGAATCATTTATCTGTATTTCTAGGTATTGTAATAGGTTTGATTTTAGGCGGTTCATTTTTTGGGATTGCTCTCATGTATCAAGCATTAAATATATTAACAGGTTTATCAATTTGGATATGTCTTATATATTGTATATATTACCAGATTAAAAATAATATTTAATTAAAATAAAAAAAGGAAAAAAAATGAAATATAATCTAATAAGTAATCCAATTGTTAATTATAAAGCTAGTAAAAATTTAGATTTAAAAGTAATGACATATTTTTTAAGTTTAATGCCTTCTGATTTGAGCGGGTACAATGTGTGCGGAATGGCGAACCAAGTTACAAAAAAAGAAAATAATAAAAATAAATCAGATTGTAGTTTAGTGTGTGTTGCTCATAATGGGAATGGGAGGTTTGACCCTGTAAAAAATGCTAGAATAAGAAAAACTAGATTATTCTTT